TAGCGTCATAGGTTGTTGCTGTTGATCTGTCATATCGTTTCATCCTTTCCACGTCGGCATCACGTAGATATTTTCACGCCCGTTTGTATAACAAAGGCCGCTAGATTCTCACTAGCGGCCCGCTTTCGAATTGTTCGCAGTTCCAGTAACCTTGTAATTATCACGCAATCCAGTAGTTCGTTTGGAATCATAACCTCTCGATGTTGTCATGTCAGGACCCAAACCACCAGCCCCAGACGGCCCGATACTTTTACCTGGTTTATAACTGCATTTCCCTTTGGACCCTCCTGGCCCGATTACATCTGCCATGTTAAACCCTCCTTATTTTTTCTTAGTCGGTTTCTTTGCTGATTTCAGCATCTTCGTATCCATCTTCACATCGCGCTTGCTGCCTTCCTTGATACCCATGCGCTTATCCATTGCGTCATCTTTCTTCCGCATGGCTGGCGACATTTTCTTGTCGATTGCATCGTCTTTCTTGGCGTATGATGTTTTCTTTGGCATCTTATCTCCCCCTCGCTGCTCTTTTTCGTCCTGCGGCAGAGAGTTTATTCATCTTAGCCGCACCCAGCTTTTTTCTTCCGACCGCGGCAGCTACAGCAGCAGGATTCGACGCGCCTGATTTCTTAGCAGCGGCTTCCACCATAGCAAACCGTCCGCCTCCACCAAGTTTTGTGCTTTTGCCATCATATGTTTTAGGCATTCCCTTTTTCGCCATTATCGATAGAAGCCTCCTTTGAGATAATCTCGTACTCTTGTATTTCTAGTCTCACTCTTAAAGCCACAATGAGGGCATGCGTAACCAGAACCATGCGCAAGTGCTCCGGATTCACAACGTTCGCAAACGTAGAGCCTTGCGGCTTGAGTCATGAAGTTTTGACCGGCGTTTACCTGATTGTTAAGGAACGCGGCCAGTGTCGGATCATTCGCCAGCTTTGTTGCAAAGTATTGTTCCTCTTGTCGGCTCATCTCACGATGCATTTACCGTATCCCTCCCATCGGCTGTGGTATCTGTTGCGGCGGTAATGGTGCTCCCTGTGGTGGCATCGGTTGTCCCTGTGGCGCTGGCATACTTTGTGGCGGCATTGGTCCCGGCGGCAATCCTGGCGGCGCTCCAGGTAATTGCGGCGGTTGTCCCGGTTGTGGAGGCGCTCCATTCGGTTGCTGCTGATCCTCGTCGAGATCAAGTCCCACATTGTCGCGTAGGAAATTCCTAAACTCTGTACGTGTAATTGCCGGACCATCCGGGAACTGAATGCCCGCAAATTGTGCGAACATACTGAGCATCGCCATTTTGTCATTCGGCAGACCGTTACCCATGTTTAGATTGAAGTCAAACTGAGCATCACGCGTAATCGGCTTGTCTTTATTGTCCGTCAATTGTTTTATCGAATCTTCGCCGGGAATCACGCCAGCAAGCGCATTTGGTATGAGCGTAGGAACGTTCTTGAAGTCCGCCATGTTGATGAACTTCCAGTCTGGCTTATCTCCGTTGATACGTACCCACATTTCCTCATCCCAATGTTCCATGACTTCATCGAACAAAAGGTTAATGACTTGACTCCATCCAGCAGAGAACATTTTGTTTTTGTGGATGACCATCTTTTGACCGCTTTGTTGCAGCGCCATAATCGCCGATGCTGCTGTGACTTGTCCTGGCTGCTGACCGCGGTTTACGTCTTGTACGCCGGATATCTGATCGACTTCCTCAAATGCTTTTTCACGGCGTCGTACAACGTCTGGAGAAACCGGCTGTGCCTCAATTACTCGGAACGCATTTACATCACGCATCGGGACGCGCAATCCCGGAGCTGCTGTCCATTTGCGCGGATCGAATCCACGCCCAGCACCCATACCAAACGCTATTTGCGGATTGCCCATAAGCCGCGCATTCATGCGTATCTGGTCGTCAAGCTCGTTGATAAGGTCAATCTGCGGCATGAGCACTTCGATATCACCCATGCCCCATACCGTTCCTCTGCGGCTGTAACAGTTAATCATGACGAATGGGTACATGTTGCGACGTTGTAGCTTCTTGCCTTTCAGCGTCTTGCGGCTGTCCTCTAGCAAGATATAGTTCGCTACATGCAAGCAGTACATTTCGCCGTTCTCATCTCGTAGATAACACTCCAGCAGCAACGCTTTCTGCGACGTGGGAACGTGTACCTCGTCCGCTCGATCATCCGTCCACACTTGCTGCGGATTGTACGGTATCGCTACTTCACGTTGCACGTATTTACCACGATCTGGCCATCTACGCCTGAACTCCGATAATGCCATAGGCCGCGCGTGTATGATGAATTCAGCCTTCTGCAAGTTTTGAGTATGATGTACTTTCGGATCGGGAAAGAAGTTCGGCGGACTCACAACGTCGAACACCGGCATCCCTCGTCCGTCCAGTTCGTCATCATCGAACCATACCTTGATGATCGTCGAGCCAAGCTCTAGCCGGTCATGCTCAGATGTATTCATCTTCTCTTCCGTCCGGTTACGGTCCAAAATGAAATCAACGACATGCTGCGCTTGTTCGGCGTACATGTCGTCTCCTGGCTCTTGACCTTTGGCTGTAGATGAATATGGTTTATCGAGCAGGTCCGATATCTGATTCTCGATTACGCGATGCAACAGGTTTGTCACGCTGGCTGGATGCTCAGGCGACTGTTGCGGGTTCTGTCGGTTTTGCTTATAATCATCTGCTTTCTGCCACAATTGGTTAAGGTTTAATTGAGCTTTCGCGTCCCATGCGTACCTCATGAATCTTTGAACTTGTTGAGCTAATTGTAGTTCTTCATCAGATTGTAATGCTGGTCCTGCATCCGTACTACCTTTCTCTATCTGTTCAAGATCATCCGTTGGCGGTTGTTTATCGGCCATCTAATCACCCCCTATTGCGCACGTTGAATGCTTCCCATCCTGTTGTCTCTTCTTGCGGCCGCGTCTTGTACTCATGCAGCGACTTTTCCGCTTCAAGCATCGCTATACGCGCCTCTAAATCCTCGATGTGCGCTGTCGCTCGTTTAAGCTCATCCGCTATCACATCGCGGTTATGCTCAAGCTTGATCCATTTGTGCGCGGCATAGTAGGTGGCCGCGGTTATAATGCCGAGTATGAGCACGCAAAGCAATACGTTAAGCATTACCAACCGAACCTCCCGAACCATGCGGATTCTTCATCATCTTCATTGGAAATCTTAAGCTCATCTTTATGTCTAAAACCCGCATCTGTCATCACGAATGGGCTGTCTACGACTTTATTCGGCATATCCACTACTACGCTCGATACAATACTACCTGACGGTTGCGGACGGCTCATAAGCGCATACCGGCAACTCTCAGCAGCGTGATCCTCTAAACCGTCTGCAACGTCCTCTACGCGCCTTTCATCGTGCACAAGTTGTGGCAACGTGCGTATCAGATTCGTACAGTTGGAGAATATGATCCATAGCGGCTTACCGTCGGGCTGTATCTTCATGTACTCGCGCATGCGCGTCCAGCCTATCACGCGGTCATTGTCGGCCTTCTCGAGCCATACGCCAGCATCTAGGAAGATATCCGCGATGCTCTCGCCCTTCATCTGCCCATCACTACTAACCATTGCGCCGCCACGCTTATGCCACATATCTGGAGATGCAACGGTGTATTCGATGTTCTCACCGCGCGAAAGTTCCATGATCTTCTTCGCAATATCAGATGCGTTGGTCTGATTGATGTACAGTTCCCGGTACGTATAAATGCGCTGATCGTTGACCGCGTGCCAGTATATCGCACATGGATCGTGATATCCATAGTCGATTGAGCAGAAGCGAAACCAACTACGCGGAAGTTCAATAGGATCAATCACGTGTGTATCTCGGCGCCACTCTCTGAAATACTGTCCTGCGAACACGTCCCAATTACCATGTAAAAAAGCCTCCCGTTGGTCATGTGGGAGGTTTTCGAGCGTCTTAACGTATTCGGGGTTCGCGTTCATGAGTGCATGATTGTCGTAGACTTTGGCCGGGATGAACACATAGTCTTGCGCGTTCGATACTTCTTTATCGATAAACAATCTCTTGAACCATGCATGACCGATCCCACCCGGATTGCTCGTATAATACATTCTCGGTTTGAAGTCGGATCGCGTTGAACGATTACATGTCTCGAAGAAATCACGCATCGTTTCTGTGAAGTGCGTAGCTTCTTCAAGCCCAATCACATCGTACTCATGACCTTGGTAGCGGTATACGTCTTTCTCGGCGTCACAGTATCCTAATACGATGCGAGAGCCGTTGGGAAATATGAACATCTTGTCTTGATCTTTATATTTCGCTATGCCGTATAACTCACTGAGTAACGGCATGACGTGATTCTCTCGTAGTTCAGGCAATGTGCGGCGTAATAGGAGTAGTTTCAGCTTCGGGTACTTGAGCGCCAGCAGTACGAACTTTCGACGCATCGCCCAGCTCTTACCCCCGCCTAACCTCGGGCACCCCCATAACCGATATGTCTGGCCGTAGACACGAAAAATTCTTTCTGTCTGTCGTTTGGATAACCAGTCAGTTTGAGTTCACCCATGCCATCACCTCCGTTTTTAACCGTTCTTTATAAATAGAATCAAGAGCATTGATAGTTCGACGTATATGTGAACCAGGTGGAACGCATTTAGACGCGTTTTTTATCATTTCTTTTATTTCATCAACCGTAAGACCTGATTTATTGGACAACTCTTCTAGCGTTATATTATTTTTTCTCAAAGTTTCTTCTAATCCATCATAAGCTAAATCCATAAACCAATCCGCTTGTGATTTATTAAATTTACTCAATTCGCCCATAGATCAAGATCACCATCCAATCTCACCTTGAGTTCAGTGTTATTGGTGGATTCTCCTTGCATGAGCGCTCGTTTATCATATAGCGTTCCAAGATACGTCGATATCTGTCCTAACGGTATGTCGCGCACGCCTTGTTTAGCCTCAGCAATCATCTGGAATCCTAGTTCTTGAGCAGCTACAATGTTGTCCCAAAGCTTGTCAATAAGCTCCTGCTTTTTATCCGTTCGCATCTGTTCAAATTCATCTGGCTTTTCATCGCGAATCTTCATGACAGTGGCAGGAGATACTTTGAATTGCCTAGCCGTCTCCCTTACGTTGTCAGACATGGATAAGTGCGCTTTGATCTTCTCTTTCAACTCTGGTTCAATCGGTTTCGGCATTCAATTCACCTCCAAAAGCACACATAAATGATTCTAACCATGATGAGAAACAAAACGATTTCGATAATGTTTGTCATATTCACTCGTTCTCTATAACGCATATTATTACCGTGAGCAATTGGCATTTTTGTTCGTTATAAAACACAAAAAGAAGCCAACTCGACATGGCTTCTTTTCGCTCTCACTGCGCATTTAGGTAGCGCTAACCGTCCCATCATACCTTGTGACGCCCTGTCCGCGCCATAGGTGCGATATCAGGAAAGCGAGTGGACGAAAGACGCGGGGGCGATACTTGCGTCCATTCCCGATTCCCTATGTTATTATTTTAACCCATGCTGTGTTGTATATGTGTGCGTTAATGTGGTATTAAGCCGTGATTTTCGGTTCATGGTAAGCCCAGGCTGGATCAAATCGGTGGTTGAATTCTGTTATCTCTGCCTCTTCGTCCGATAATGGTTCAAGCGCAATGGCGAGTTTTCGTATTGCTTCCGTGTGCCATCTGCTCACTGTTGTTCTTTCCCGGTGAAGGATGGTCGATATCTCGTTTAGTGTGAGTGGATTGCGGTCGAGATACTTTCGCATGATGATCGTGCGCTGATCGTCGCTGAGTACATGGTCTACAGCTCCGCGTATAAGGGTGACGATTCTATTGTACCGACATTGGTCCCATGTATCCGGATGCATATGTTTTCTGTCAGAGATTGCATATGGAAGTCTGTCTGCCGGTTCTCCGCAGTTTTTAGCGGCGTATTCGTAGCATCGGAAGTTTTTGAGGATTTCCGTTACTTTGTTATGTTCCATTCCCATTTATTTTCACCTCACTAGGGATTGTATTCGGCCACCGGCTTCGCCTGAGTAGTTCGGTCGAATCGGTGGCCGTTCGGCCAATTAAGCTACGTTTTGCGCTTTACCTTCAAGCACTGCTACTTTCGCTTCAAGTTCTGCGACTCTTTCTTCGATAGTCTTTCCAACGCTTTCATCATGCGGTTGTTGTAATCCGTTACCCACTTGTACCGCTTCTCCCACGGTTCCATTGTCAATGGTTGGCGCTTCGGGAAAAGGAACCTCCGGCGTTACATCTGCCGTTGGAACGGATTGGTCCAGTGAAGTATCTGCATGATCTTCTTGCGCCACGGGCGCTGGGTATTGCTGGCGAAACTGGCTCACTTCCGTTGAGTTAATAACCGTATAACTCGGCTTTTCGAGGTTCGTGTACTCTACTTCGCTGTCATCTGTAGCGCGTTTAGCGCGGTATTTGGAACGCTTGAAATCGAGCGGTTCTTCGCCGTATACCGTGAATTGACGTTTGAGTTCGGCGAGAGCTGCGGTTTTCTTCGCTTCTTCTTCCTCGCTGTTGACTACTTTGATTGATCCTTGTACGCCAATATTGATTTGCTGGCGAAGATCATCAACGTGTCCATTCAGTCGGTCGATTTCCTTCTTCGCTTCTTCCAGTTGGGATACAGCGTTATCCCGGTATTGCTGAGTCTGCGAGTGGTCGAGCTTCTCCTGGTGTAGTTGATTCTCGATATCCGCTTTATCGCTTGCGACTTGCGCCAACTTTGTGCTTAGTGCATCCTTTTCCTTGGTCAGTTCCTCATTAGCTTTTGTCAGCGGCTCGATTTCGTTTGCATAAAGCGATTTGAAGCCAATTGAGATAAGGTTATAGATCGCTTGGTTGGGAATGAGGGAGCGAAGTGTTTTGCCGTCTCCGAAATCGTAACTGTCAAGCTTTTCATAAAACGTTTCTTGGTTATCCATTGTCCGCCTCCGTTAATTCGAATGTAGTCGTATATTCGAAATATATAGTTTTATTATAGCATATTTAGTTAGGAAATGCTTGTATTTACTTGATTTTATACTATATTTTGATGTTTTTATCGGCTGCCGCTTCGCTAGGTGCTGCGGTCGTCTCGAAGCCCTTCGGCCTAACCTACTTCTTTCAGTTCATTAACCTCAAATTCTAGGCACTTGATACAAACTGGCTTATTCTCATCAACCAATTGCATCCCAACTCCATTTGATAAAAACCATGCTGGTTTCGGGATTATGACTGTATGCTCATCGGACTCATTACAGTAGACGCATTCCATCCTATCTCACCTCCCCTCAATGTGTTGTGACGCTCATATTGCCATTCTGAGCCGATTTTGCGTTGCGGTAGACTAAATGCTCGTCCGTGGTCGGAAAACGTCTGTACGAGCCTTCTGCGCCGTTTAAAATGGATTCTAGTTCTCCTATTACCGAATCAATGCTTATCATGGGTGTGAGTTCGGACCACATCTGGATATATTTCTTACGGTCTTTTAGTTTGGTTATGAGAGATTCGATATTATTTTGCATAGGGTTATTACCTCCTTGGGGTTCGGCCCCCGTTTCACTGGGATTATTCGGTCGACTCGGTGCCCTTCGGCCTTCTAACCTAAGTCAGCTCGGACATCACCTGAAGTATCGCTTATCATGAATCCATTGGCACCTAATTCAATATCATCGCTTTCAAGTTTCTTTCCATCTTTTCTAACCTTCAAACGAACCGCGCCATCACCATCAACAAATATTCGAATCATTCTTGAACTTCCCATATTCCCTAACGCTTCCATGCGTCCCAATATTCTCTCCAAGATATCTAGTTGATTTGACTTTCCTGTGATTTCATATGTCCGTGTTTCGCTCATGGCTAGTCCTCCATATC